ACCTATCAGCCCGAAGATATCGAGCGGATAGAATTTTTAGAAAAAGTCAGAATAGATGTTGACGACATCGTCATAATACATTATAATGCACTTGGACAATCAGAATGTATAGTGCCGATTAAGGAGGTCAATAAGTAATGACATTTGAAGCCTATGAAACCTCAGTCGAGGCTGGCAGTACAATTGAGATATACACTCTGTCGATGGGATCAACTATCTATCGAATGCACGATTCACCTGAACCCGTTCTCAATATCGGTGGTGATGATTACGAACGTACCCAAATCTCCAGGGGCTCCGTGGCGACCGGCCAGGAGTACCTGGAGATTACTTTACCTGGATCACACGCATTCACTCTAAAGTTTGCGACGATTGCTCCCGGCCAAACCGCATCATTAACGATCCGAGCTTTTCAGCGGGCCGATCCATCGGACATTCGAGTAGTCTACAAAGGCGTGGTTCGGTCAGTGGCGTTTACGCAGAATGCCTCGAAGTCAGCCCTATCTCTGATACCGATCAATGACGCGTTTGATAAAGAGATACCAGAGCGGACATTCCAAGCAGCATGTAATAACGTGCTATTCGACCCGGACTGCAAAATCTCTGCGGGATCATACTCACACATAGGTGCGATCACTGCTATCGTAGATAACATAGTGACAGTCGGTGGCTTACTTGCTGCCAAAGGCACGGCCTGGTCCACTGGTGGATATGTCGCTTATGGTGTATTGGATTATAGACTCGTCCTCGAACAGTCTGGAGATGATCTGACTCTGGTGCTGCCGTTCCATGATGACGTGCTGTCTAAGGATGTCACGGTATATGCGGGCTGCGATCATACCATAGCCACCTGCTTATCAAAATTTAGTAATGACACTAACTTCGGCGGCTGTCCGTTTGTGCCGACGAAAAATATCTTTATTACAGGGCTCTAATATGTTTTGGATTACACTACTTCTATGGGGTGCGACATTCGCACTTTCTCAATTATTGACGCCAAGGCCAGAGATAGAAGACGCCCGGCCGGCGAATCTGAATGACTTCAATTTCCCGACCGCGACTGAGGGTCGGATCATCCCACTGCATTGGGGCACTGATCTGGTGAAAGGCCCTAATGTAATTTGGTATGGTGACTTGAGAAACTATCCCATCACCGAACGAGTTCGGACCAGCTTATTCAACACTAAGCGAGTGACAGTGGGTCACAAATACCACGTCGGTTTCCAGATGGGTATTTGCCACGGCCCCGCGACCCTCAAGGCGATTTATGTCGGTGACGAACCAGTGTGGACTGGCACGCAATCAACTGATGGCTCAATCGCTATCGACATAAAGGGCTTGAAAGGCACCTTCTCATTCTTCACTGGCTCCAAGACACAATCGAAGAGTAGTTACCTCCAGCAGCATCAGAGCCCGTGCCCCGCGTATCGCGGTCTATGTTACGGCGTCTGGGAAGGCGGACTCGTTGGCGAGTCAACCTCAATCAAAGCGTGGAGCTTCGAGATCGAACGCATCCCTACTGGGCTTGGTGGTGGAAAAGAAAGAGTCAACACTGCCGACTGTAATCCAATGCACTTGGTTTATGAAATACTCACTGACACGAGTTGGGGATATGGTTATCCGTCCAGTGACATTGATATCGCCGATCTTCAAACTCAGGCTGCGACACTGTGGACTGAGGGCAATGGGATGTCACTCATTCTGGCAAATCAGCGAAATGCCACGGGCATAATTCAAGAGGTTGAGAAGCAGATCGACGGCCATTTCCGAATTGATTCGGAAACAGGGCAGTGGAAGTGTGTCCTCATCCGAGGCGGTTATTCAACAAGCGGCCTCAAGACCGCCAACGTATCGAATGCTGAGGTAGTCGAATATTCCCGAAGTAGTTGGGAAGGCACAGTTAATGTGGTTCGGCTCCAATATAAACGGCGAGACAATGATTATGCCGATGGCTATGCTCAGGCCCAGGACGCGGCCAACATGAAGGTTCAGGGACGAAAGGTGCCTGCGATCAGGAGCTTTGTCGCGGTACGTGATGATACTCTGGCGAACAAACTTGCGTGGCGAGAAATTCGTGCCCTCAGCTATCCGTTTGCTAAACTTCGTATGAAGACCAACCGAGAATTTTGGAATTCGTATGTCGGTGAGGTCATCCTATTCACGTGGGTATTTGACGACTTCTCAGTCACTGAGCTACCTTTCAGGGTTACTCGGATCGAGGCCGGTAATCACGAGAACCCGGAGATGTTGATCGACGCGGTGCAAGATGTTTTCTCATGGCGGGCCGCGTCATTCGCGGATCAGGATTCAACGAAGTGGGTCGCTCCTGATAGAAATTTGATTCCATTCCCATCAGCGGATCAGCTCGCATTCGAGGCCCCATACGCTATTGGCCGCAGAGACGAGTCCTACACAGAGGGTCGGATATGGTGCATCGGAGAATCGCAAGGCCGCGACGAGGCGGGCTTTGAGATTCTCCAACGAAACGCTTCTGGCTCTCCGACAGGAGACTTCTACAATGCTGGTACAGTAAGTGGATTCACTCATACTGGAACTCTTGACGGTGCTATTGATCAGGACGATGTCACCATTGATGTTCTCACCGATATGAATATCACTGAGATAATTGCAGCCACAAGCAGTGACGTAGGTGAGTATTTGACAAACATGTTTATGATCGGTGATGAGATGATCGCGTGCACTGATGTTACTGCGATCACTGGCGGATTACGCTTGACCGGATGTCTTCGTGGTTTCTGCGATACTGCACAGGCCAGTCATGCCGACACGGATAAGGTGTGGTTCTTACACAATGGCGGCGAGCTGACTGTCACTGCATTTAATCCAGACTACAATGTTGATTTGAAATTCCTACCATACGACGCGGTAGGTAATAAGGTATCAAGCGGCGACGCAGGGCTGACCGTGATTCAGCTCGATCTGAATTATCGAGATCGTCGGCCCTATTGTCCGACATTCATCGACTGGAATTCAAGTCAGTATCCCGCGACGGTAGATATCATCTCAGATGTCGTTGTGGAATACAATCGTCGTGACTATCGAATCCTCAATGAGTATTCGCAGCATCACATCGACGCGAGTACACTCGTCGGCGACTTCCCGGCGAACAACGATACCAGATACAGGTTGAAGCTCTACGACGGTGCCGCACTGGTCTACACGGCCCCGTGGAACGCTTCCGGTGCTGCATCCTATACTATGAGCTTTGAGAAGATTATCCGCTACCTGGACGGCCTACCAGCCACGTTAAAGATGTCGGTTGATGCCAGGCACACATTCAGTGCTGTGGATTATGAATCTATCCAGGAAGTGCTGCATGAAGCAACGGTTCAATCATCAGATTATGATGACGATGTCTGGCTCGGCGTCTGCACGCCTTCGACAGTGAGTCCGAACATCTGGGTAGCACCACAAACAGGCACCTACGTGTTCACTATAGGCACCAGCATCGTTGGCGATGTCGAGGCTCGGATCAACGGCGGGTCTTGGCAGCAGGTCATTGTTTCAGGCAACACCGCAGGTAATTTATTAAGTGTTACTGCCGCCGACGACATAGAGGTTCGCCATCTGGATTCGACTTCGTCGGACGAAGTGCTCTTGACGATAGCGGCTCCATCAGGCACAGAAAATGGGCTCGGTATTTTAATTTTCGCTTGACAAGTGAGTTGAGAAGTGATACAATAAAAGTACATTAAATTGAGGCTTATTGAAGGTAATATGAGTATGACTGAACATGAGATGGAGCAAGTAATTGATAGGACAGTGAAGTCCACTCTGACTAAGGTAGGTTTTGATTTATCGGACCCAATCAGTATTCAAGAAGACATGCACTTTCTAAGATCAGCAAGGCACCTCACGGGAGCTGCCGGAACAAAAGCAGTGATGGTATTGATCGGCATAGCAACACTCGCCGTAGCCGGAGGAGTTTTTCTCGCCATTGGAAAGGCCATAAAGCAAGCTGTTACATAATACGAGGCAGCAGAGGAGAGAATGCCAATAGTATTGAAAACACGTTCAGTGTTGTTATAGTGAAGAATGTCTATCTATAGGAGATTCAATGCAGAAACAGAACAAGAACAAGAAATCCAAGGCTGTAGTGAAGCCGACAAATCCAAAGTGTGCAATCGGAATTAAGAAAGTTTCGATGAGCTGTTTATCCTCGCAGGCGATTGTATTGGTGGCTCAGGCTATGGTGGTTGAGAAAGTGTTGCTCCAAGAAATAAATGTCTATGTATGTGAGCAAATCAACGCGGCCTTAACTCACCTCATGTCCTTCTGGGAAGGGCTTGATGATGAGTGGAAGATTCCACATCTGGCACGAGCAATGGCGAGGGTCATGGTCGTTCGTGCAGCCGAACTTGACGGTACACTTGACGATGATCGCGTATTTGACGAAGATGAGCCGGGTGTGCACATCACCGGCCTCAATACGAAAGCTGCCGGGATCATCGAGAAGATTCCTGTCTGCGTCGATCCATTCACACAGAAACCTGCGGGCTCCTTGGGCTTCAAGGTCTCGGCCCCAATAAAGACCGACTCACCGCTCCATGTTCTTCCCTGGCGAGTCGTTCTTGAAACGGCTCTGGGAATGATGGAGGGCGGACGAAAGTACGGCCGACATAACTATCGAGCCATTGGCGTCAGAGCCAGCGTCTATTATGATGCGACGATGCGTCACCTCGCGGACTATCTTGAGGGAAAAGATGTGGATCACGAAAGCGGCCTTTCTCATTTATCGAAGGCTTTGTCCAGTTCTCAGGTACTGCTCGACAGCATGATCATGGGTAACTGGGTTGACGATAGACCCTTAAGAATTAAGTAGGAGAAACACATGAGACAACACATGGTATATCTTGATTGTGATGGAGTCTTTACCGACTTCACCACTGGAATTTGTGCCACATTGGGGATTGAGTTCCCCGGCTTTGACAAGTGGCCTTGGAGCCAAGATTGGAATTGGTTTCAGGAAGCAGGCTTCACATGGGAGCAAGCCCATGCGGTATGTGACACGCCCTTCTGGGCAAATCTACAGTGGATGCCTGACGGCAAAGACATCCTCCGCGAAGTCTGGGCTCGGTTTCTCCCAATAGAAATCACAATGTTGACTACGCCAATGGATCACAACGGCTCATTCACAGGCAAGGCCCAGTGGATAGCGGAGAACATTCCTGAGCTGTGGAGACGGTTCATCCCTACGTATCTACCAAAGGAAGAATTTACGAGCTGTGGTTTTAACAGCTTGCTTGTCGATGACGCTGACAGTAATATCGAGAAGTTCATCCAGGCAGGCGGAGCTGGTATTTTGGTTCCGCGTCCCTACAATAAAAATTCAGAAATCTTTTACGCCGGCGAAGCGGTCAACTATATTGCTGACCGTTTAGATAAGTGGATGGAGCTGGCTAAACATCCTGCAAGGAATAGGAGAACAAACGCATGTCAAAAATAACAATGGAGCAAGTGGTCGATGCCTATCAAAACCACGGGGGCAACATTCAAGCTGCGGCTAAAAGCTTAGGTGTCGGTAGAGCCACTGTTTACCATCATCTAAAGAAAGCAGGGATTGATCGAACCAAAAAGATCGTTGATGGAAGTGTCCGAGGAATTGAAGCTATAAGATGTCCGCTGCCCAAAGGTGGCGAGATCAAACGATATATTCTGACCTCAGCCCAGAACAACACTCATGTTCACACTCGTGTGTGGAATAGTTTATTGGCTTTGGCAAAGCACTATGACGCACAGGTGATGGTAGGAACATTCACCTATAATCAAAACGCTTTTGGTAAGCTATCTGTCAAGCGTGGTAAGGCTAAAGGCCGGGAGCAAACACTTTGGTACGATCAAAAGGTTGTGCCGTATATTGTGGATAAACGTCACCTTATCGCTAACCACCTATGTTGGTGCGGTGAGATGAACATTCTTCCCACAGCGGTTCGTCCTTTAACTGGTTTCGATTCTTATACAGGCCGATCCAGTGCTATCTTCCCACAAGTGAAGTTTGCTATGGAGTCCATTGCAACCGGACGGAAAGAGAACACCAAGTTCAATTACACAACCGGAACTGTCACTCAGCGTAACTATATTCAGAAACGTCAAGGGCTCAAAGCTGAATTCCATCACTGCTATGGTGCCGTAATTGTCGAAGTGGACAGCGACGGCAATTGGTGGTTACGTCAATTAAATGCTACAGAAGACGGCACAATCTACGATCTTGATGTAGTGGTTGAAGACGGTGTCGTGTATGACAATGATCGCATTGAGGCTATTACGTGGGGTGACACTCACGCCTTAATGCTTCTGGATGAAAGTGTCAATCAATGTTCTCAGCGTATGCTGGACGAGCTACGTCCCAAGTTTCAGTTCATCCATGATCTCATGGCTGGGTCTGTGACAAACCATCATTCCCGGAAGTCGCTGCATCAACGGTTCCGCAACTTCGCTCGATCTGGGGCGTGGAATGATCTCAAAAAGGAATTCTTGGCATGTAACGACCATCTTCGTGAAATGTATCGTGACTTCTGCCAAACCCATGTCGTAGACGCCAACCATGACCGTCCTTGGATTGAGCGTTGGTTGGATAGTCGGGAAGGTTTGGACGACCCCAAGAATGCCGTGATTTGGTTAAAACTTAATGCCGCCCTGTATGAAGCTATGGCGACCGATCCCTATGGCCGAGACTTTCATATCTTGGAGTATGCCTGCCGAATGTTAGGTCTGGAAGAGCGTGTAGCAAACTTCT